CACATCCAGTCAAGCCCGTCTGTTCGGTGAGCCCCTGACGCCTCACAAAAGCGAAGGGCCGCATCGCGCGGCCCTTCGTACTGCACTTCCTGGCCGGCCCTGGAATCAGGCGCCGATGCCGTTGCCGCTCGCGTTCTCGATCAATTCATTTTGCCCAACAGTGGTGTGGCTGGCGGTCGGATCGTGTCCATATGGCATGCTGGCGTGTCCTTCGGTCATCCCGGCACTTGCCGGTGAGATAGATGCTACTCCGCTCCGTGCTTGCGTCAATACCGTTCGTCGGAAGTATTCGTGCTAGCAACAACTACCAATGCGCAATATTGCGCTTCGGAGTGCGCCGACGAACGGTAGTTGACGTAGAGCGATAGTTGGTAGCATTGTAGAGACGTGCGGGGATAGCTCAACTGGCAGAGCGTGGTCCTTCCAAGTCTGAGGTTGTCGGTTCAAGTCCGACTCTCCGCTCAAGAAAGTGAATAAGTAGTTGATCGAATCAAGAGCGACCAGTCACTGCAAAAAACTGAGGGCCGAGATCGGTTTCACCAAATACTGGGTTGGTGATCTCAACAAGGCGCGAAGATTGCTCTTTATTCGATCAATTACAAAACAGAATTCTTCGTTGGCAAACGCATAGTCCTCGCTATGTGGAGAAGCGAATCCGGCGCAAGGTTGCCACGAGTAAGCCGGCCCAAGGGATGATGACGCAATCGCGCTACGAGAAAGCCTGGAAGCAGAAGCATCCTCAGAACGGCTTGACTTGCTGGTGGAGAGAACCAGTCTTTATTAGAGAAGGTTTTTGATTTGACTCAGACGTGATTGCAAGCACGGCAAGGCGCTGGTATCCAATCCTGTTAGACGCCTTTCTGAACTTCAAGAACCTTCCCTTATGAATGTAGACAGAGCAGCGGTTTTGTTTGATAGTGCTTACCAGTGGTGAGTTCGGGTTGATCGCCGCGCAAGCAATCACACGAAAAAGAACTATCCGGCCTAGCCCCACGATACGGGGCGACAAATTTGTGATTGAAGCGCAAGACGCGAAAGCAGGGCGCATCAAAGCTAGATGGTAGTTGTTGGTAGCAACTACTTCGAGGAATCCGCCTCGTGCAATCACGATACCTCAGTCAGAACTTGTGCGTTCCGCTGACTGTTGATGACGAATGCAATGCTGCGCGATTTCCCAAGGGTCGCGAGTAAGCCAATCCTTGCTCCGTGTGTGCGTCGGATAGCTTGGGACGAATTTAGTGAATCTGTTTCGTTATAGCCGTATGAAGTTTCAAGGAAACATCGCGGACGGCGGTTCGATTCCGCCCAGGTCCACCAGATAGGTCTTTCGATGATTGCGGCTACTGTCAGAGGCGGCGCTTACCACTCAGCGCGTTCGATACCTCGGGTGTTATGCAGAGAAGGATCTATCTATTGGGCCTGCTAGGTTTCGACGGGATGCGTATGTGCGACGGACGGCTCGTGATGGCACCTACGGTATCGGGTAGCGGTGAGTCTGCCGTCCGATGCGATGGGCCAAACTCTCAGACGCCAATGACAGCGTTTATCAGGTTGCGCAGGCAGCTTGACGTTCCCGCCGCCCGGAATGGAACCCAAGGGCGGCACATTTTCAGATCCCGGCCAAGTGCCGGGATTTTCGTTTCTGTGGCATGATGTCTGTAGTGGATGTGGCGGAACGGTATACGCACTAGACAACTAGACGCATGGATCAGCTATTAGGCCAGTAGCCCAGGCATTGCAGGTTCGACTCCTGCCATCCACTCCAAATTCGGATCGAACATGATCGAGAGAGAACTCCGCATCCAGGCGCGGCACATTGCCCGGCTTGAGGCCATGGTGGAAAAGCTGATTGATGTCATGGATCGGCAGACTGACGCCATTGGCAAGCTCGTAGCCATCGCGATGACGCCTGAGCATGGCGACGATGTTGCGGAGATCCCTGAGTCTCGTCGGTATCTGGACCCCGCAGACCATGATCCCACATGACACCGATCTCTCTCACCCCACGCACGCCTACGCGCTCGATGTGGTTGAGGGAAGGATCGTTGCCGGCCCCATAGTCAGGGCCGCATGCAAGCGTCATCTGGACGATCTCAAGGACGCCCCGGCGCGAGGATTCGTGTTTTCTGCGCGCAAGGCGGATCACGCGATCAACTTCTTTCCCGTGGTCCTGCGGCTTGATCCGCTGAAGGATGAGGACTCAGACGGAGAGCCGACTCAGTTCCATCTTGGTGAGCAGCAGAAGTTTATCATTGGCTCATTATTCGGCTGGATTGAGTCTAATACAATCAATGATAAATGCAGTGGATATAGAAGATTCAGAACTGCTTATGTAGAGACTGCTAAGGGAAGTGGGAAAGCGCTTGCTCTCGATACCTTGATCCCAACTCCTGATGGGTGGGTCAAGATGGGTGACATAAAGGTTGGCGATAGAGTCTATGACGAGTGCGGTTATGAGTGCCGTGTAAATGGTGCCACCGATGTCATGCACGGGCACAGGTGCTACAACGTCGTGTTCGATGATGGAGCGTCCATTGTTGCTGACGCAGGACACTTGTGGCTGACCGAGGCAAGGCGCCCGAAGAATGCAATTCCATCAATAAAGACCACTGAGGAAATAAGTAGAACTCTCAGGAACTCCAATGGTAAGTATCAGTCTGCTAATCACAGCATTCCTGTAGCAGCACCGATACTTGGTAGGCATCAAAACCTTCCAATTGATCCGTATGTTCTGGGCGTCTGGCTTGGTGATGGCGATAGTGATGCGGCAAGAATAACAGTTGGAATTGACGACATTGAGTTGTTGCGGCATCTGGCAGATACCGGGCTGACTTTTAGTGAGCAGAAGCCTCACAACGAAAGGTGCCTAAGAGTTAAGTTAGACGACACGCAGCATCGACTTCGCGCATGCGGATTGCTTGGCAACAAGCACATACCTAGAGCTTATCTGCGCGCATCTTATGAGCAAAGGATGAGTCTCTTAAAGGGGCTCATGGATACCGATGGATATATATCCAAGGTTGGGGAGTGTGAATACACGTCAGTAAACATAACACTTGCTGCTAATGTACTTGAGTTGGTTGTATCGCTTGGCATGAAGGCTAGCTGCACAACATCAATTGCAACACTGTACGGAAAGGATTGCGGTGACGTATTTGATGTTAACTTCACCGCGCCAGACGACAGGATGGTGTTCTCGCTATCGAGAAAGTGCGCGAGACAATACAAGCGCCACGATAGAAGGAAATTGAGTGCAGATCGACGTATCGTGTCGTGCGATGAGGTTGAGTCGGTTCCGGTCCGCTGCATAAGTGTTGACTCGCCATCACGCATGTTCCTTGCCGGAAACAGGATGATCCCAACGCACAATTCGCCTTTAGCAGCCGGCATTGGTATGTACGGATTAATTGCAGACGGTGAACATAGAGCGGAGATATTTAGCGCCGCCGCCAAGAAAGATCAGGCGATGATTATGTTCAAGGATGCAGTGTCATTCGTTGAAATGTCCCCACCGCTTTCAAAGAGGCTGAAGTTGAGTGGTAAGCAGCCTAATGTGTGGAACATTTATGACGAGCAGACCAACTCTAACTTTCGGCCAATCTCATCTGATGAAGGTCAGTCTGGTGCGCGCCCTCACATTGGCTTAATCGACGAACTTCACGAGCACAAGAGTCCGCTCGTAGTGAACATGATGGGCGCAGGACAGAAAGGGCGAAAGCAGCCTCTTGTCTTCATCATTACTAACTCAGGATCAGACAAGCAAACGGTGTGCGGTGAATACCACGACAAAGCCGAGCGTGTTGCATTCGGAATGGAGCAAGATGATCGCTTCTTTTCATATGTATGTAGCCTGGATAAAGATGATGATCCCTTCGTCGATGAAGAATGTTGGATTAAAGCCAATCCAATGCTCGGCATTACAATCCAGAAGCAATACATTCGCGATCAGATTGCAGCCGCCACAATGCCATCGAAGCAGTCAGACGTTAAGCGGCTGAACTTCTGCATCTGGACCGCCGCAGATAATCCGTTCATTGATTATGCAGCGTGGAATGGTGCTCTAAACAAGTTTGACTTGTCGATGTTCGCGAACCACGATGATGTCGCGCTTGGGCTTGACTTGTCTCAGGTGCGCGACTTGACGGCAGCCGTATTCAGTCGGAAGATTAAGGGGCACATTTACTGGTGGCCGGAGTTCTGGATTCCAGAGGCGATGGTTCACGAGAAGACGGTTGAAGACAAAGTGCCTTACGAGACATGGGTTGCACGCGGATGGGTTCGCACCACACCCGGCAACACGATCTCGCTTTCGCATGTGGCAAACGACATCAAGGAACTGATGAAGACGCACCGCATCGGGATTCAGTCAGCGCCTTACGACAGGTGGCGTATCGACGACTTCAAGAAGGCGTGCGACTCGGTGGATCTGCGAATAAAGGATCAGCTTCAGGAGTTCGGACAAGGCTTCAAGGATATGTCGCCAGCGATTGATGCCTTCGAGCGCGACTTGATGAATGGCTACTTCCATCACCCAGGAAACCCATGCCTTGACTGGTGTGCGGCCAATGCAGTAGTGATCTCAGATCCTGCTGGTGGGCGCAAACTGGACAAAGGCTCCAATCAGCGCAAGCGAATTGATGGCATCATAGCGGGGATTATGTCGCACCACGCGACATCGCTCTTGCCTGAGCAGTCAATCCCAAGCATTCGATGGATGTAACTCTATGAGCAGCGAAGGAAGCTGGGAAAAACTCAAGGCCGCAGCACGCCGATTCCTCCCGGTGGCCATGGGCGCGAAGCCACCAGATCCTCGCCAACTCGATCCTCTCTATGTCGGCGGACCCTCCATTTGGGTCGGCAGCGAACAACAATGGGTTGACGGAGAGATCCCCGGTGAGGGTGCCTTCATCCGTGGCGGGCGCATCATCGACGAGACGACTGCTTTTCAGGTTGGCGTCGTGTGGGCGTGCATCGACATTCAGGCGCGCACGATTGCCGCGTCCGACTGGTACATCATGCAGCGCACCGGGCGCAAGCGATCCCAAGAGCTTTGGGACGATCCGCTCACCAAGCTCTTGAACCGTCGCCCAAACATTGATATGTCGGCAGTGTCGTTCCGTCGCGCCTTGGCTATCGGCATGCTGTCGTGGGGCAACGGCTACGCAGAAATCCTGCGCGATGGAAGCAACCGAGTCACCGGGCTGTATCCGATTCACCCTGGCCGCGTCACGCCATTCCGCGAGCCCGGCGAGGCTGAACTGACGTACCGGATCGACAACCAAGCCGCCGCCGCAGGCTTCATCAAAGCCGGCGACATGATCCACGTCAAGGGTCCATCCATCGTGGGCTTGATGGGCGCCAACAAGATCGGCCTTGCTGCCGGCACGATTGCGCTCACCATCGCTACCAACGAGTTCGCCTCAAGCTACTTCACCAACGGCGGTCGCCCTGGTGGCGTGCTTGAGTACCCGAATCGACTGGATGACGAGCACTTCGAGGAATTGCGCAAGCGCTGGGCGAATCGGCATGAAGGGCCGGAAAAGGCATTCAAGACCGCCATTCTCGACGGCGGATTGAAGTACACGTCAATCCCCAATGATGCGCAGAAAGGGCAGACGATTGAATCGCGCCAATTCCAGATCGAGGAAATTTGCCGCTATTGGGGCATTCCTCCACACAAAATCGGGCACCTGAACAACGCATCCGAGAATTCAATCGAAGATCAGGGCAAGGCATTCGTTAATGACTGCCTTCGCCCCACTGCGCGTGAATTCCAGCAGGAGTTCGATGAGAAGTGTCTGAGTAAGCGGTCGGGATTATTTTATTCCAAGATCGACTTGGATTGGGTGCAGGAAGGCACATTCAAAGAGCGCATGGAAGGCTTCCGTGAGGCCCGCAATACCGGCGTGCTGTCGGCGAATGAGATTCGTGAGGACATTGGCTACGACGACATGGGGCCAGATGGCGACCGCTACATCGTTCAGGGCGCGATGATTGACCTGCGCGACGTTGGGCTTCCCTACAAGCAAAAGGCTGCTGCTGGCGCCAAGAAGACCGGCGCAGCAGCGCCCGTTGAGCCGGATGAAGACGACGCCGAAGAAGACGATCAGGAAGATGTTGTCAAGGCGTGGCTGAGGAACGCATTGGTACGCTCAGTTCGATGCGTTGAGTCCAGGCATGCCGACAACCGGCGCAATGGGCACAATCACGACTCCGCGAAGGCACTCGCGCTCGCGCATGGGACAGAATATCTACAGAAGCAACTGGTTGATGTCTGGCCCTTCTTGGTTTCGCGCGGCATCGCTGATGATGCGTTCCGCATGGGCAAGGAAGTTTTGTCAGGGCATCCGATTCCAGAAGCGATGCAGGCCATCTTCGGAGCGGTGCGTGAAAAATCTACTCGTGCCACCGACAAATCGGGTAAGCCAGCCGGCTGAGGCTTCTCTCTACATCTACGGGCCAATTGGTCCGTATGATGATTACGACGAGGTTTCTGCCAAGTCGGTTGTGAAGGCGGTCAGCGAAGTCAATAGCGCAAAGACGCTCAACATCTACGTCAACTCGGTTGGCGGGAGCGTCTTTGAAGGCGTGGCGATTTATCAGGAACTGCGCCGCTTCAAGGGCAAGAAGATCATTCACATCGACGCCATTGCTGCGTCGATTGCCTCCATCATTGCGATGGCCGGCGACGAAATCTGCATGGGCTACAACGCGCAGATGATGATCCACGATCCCGAGGGAATGGCGTGGGGGCGCGAGGCTGACTTGCGCGCTTATGCCGACATCCTGAAGGGCACGAAAGAAACTTTGGTGGACACATATGTTGCGCGCACGAAGCTACCCCGCGCTACCATTTCTGCGTGGATGAGCGCTGAAACTTGGATGAGCGCGGATGCCTGCATGAAGCATGGTTTCTGCGACCGCAAGGTGAGTGGCAATGAGAACGTGGAAATGGATGACCGATCCAAGGTCATTCTCGCCAAGTTCAAGCATGCACCGAAGGATGTTGTGCAGTCCCGAGAATCAGTTGTTCGTGCGATGGTCGCCAGTGCTCGGATGCGAGTGCTGAACGACAAAATCAAATCCGGTGGGCAGTCCGCCAACAGCAGCAAGTGATGAGGATCGAAATGAACGCGATGAAACTGTGGTTTGTGGCACTGCTGGCCTTCGTCTTCGCTCCGTTCGCGGATCGAGCCCAGGTTAACGGCTTCCTGAACATGCGCAATGACGGCGGCACGCTCGATCAGCTTCGCCAGAAGCTCGGCGATCTGGCCGACCGCTCGACGAACGTGATGAACAAGGCGGACGCTGAAGGGCGCCCGATGACGAAGGAAGAACTGGATCTGATCGAGCAGACCAATTCCGAGTTCGACTCCATTACTGCCGAGATCGCCCAGCGCGAGCGGGTTGAGGCCATGCAGAAGGCGGTTGCGCTTCCGGTGAATCGACAGGCTCAGCCCCCGGCCCTTCCGGTGCCCGCTGATGCCCCGTCGAATCGCGGCGCCCCGGCGAGCCCCGGCACTGGCGATGGCCGCATCAGCATCGTTGATCGCACTGTCGGCAACCATGGCTTCAATCGCTACAGCGACTTCCTGGCTTCCGTCGTCCGCGCCGGCCAGCGAAACGCCGTGACCGACCCGCGCCTCGTGAGCAATGCTGCCACGACCTACGGCAACGAAGGTTCCGGCGCCGATGGTGGTTTCGCAGTGCCGCCCGACTTCCGCGCCGCCATCGTGTCTCAGTTGATGGCCGAGGAAAGCCTGCTGGCCCGCACAGACCAGATGCAGTCGAGCAGTAATGCGATCACGATCCCGCTGGACGAGACGACCGAATGGCAGGCCACTGGTGGCATTCGCGCGTATTGGGAGGGTGAGGCGCAGCAGTTGACGCAGAGCAAGCCGCAGTTGAAGGAATTGACGGTTCGCCTGCACAAGCTGACGTGCTTGGTTCCACTGACCGAGGAACTGATGCAGGACGCGGCCTCCATGGCCTCGTATGTGCAGAACCGCGCGCCCGAGATCATGGCCTTCCGCATCAACGACGCCATCATCAACGGCACCGGCGTCGGGCAGCCGCTGGGCATCCTGAATTCCGCTGGCACGGTTTCTGTGGCTGCGGAGTCCGGTCAGGCTGCGGACACGATCAACTTCCAGAACCTCCAGAAGCTGTACTACCGCGTCCGCTCGGAGAGCCGCCGCAATGCGGTGTGGCTCATGCACCCGGATGTCGAGGAGCAGTTGCCGTTCATGGCGTTCCCGACGAGCGGCGGCACTGTCGCGACCCCGGTGTACCTGCCGGCCGGCGGCGCCTCCCAGGCCCCGTTCGGGACGTTGTTCGGTCGGGCGATCATCCCCACGGAAGCGTGCAAGGTGCTCGGCGATGCCGGTGACGTGATCTTCGGTGATCTGCGCAAGTACCTGACGGCAACCAAGATCGGCGGCATCCGCAGCGACATCTCGATCCACATCTACTTCGATCAGGACGTGACTGCCTTCCGCTTCATCTTCCGGGTCGGCGGTCAGCCGTGGCGCAACAGCACCATCACCGGATACCGTGCTGGCAGCAATGCGCGCGGCTTGTTCGGCACGGTCGCCGAGCGCGCGTAACGCATCTGGCCCTCTCCGCAAGGGGAGGGCCAATCAACCCTTGAGGAGAATGAGATGGGACAGGCACAGGCACAGCTTCCGACCGACCGCGTTGCGGTTCTCGGTGCGATTGATCCGGATGCGTACAGCAACGCCGCATACGAGACGGCGTGGATCGACGTTGAATTGTTCGGGCGCGTCCAGGCGCTCATCATGGTCGGCACGCTGGGCTCCAGCGCGACGGTCGACGCGAAGTTCCGGTACAACAGCATCGCCAGCGACTCCGGCGCTGCCGACGTTTCCGGCGCGGCGATCACGCAGTTGACCCAGGCCGGCACGGACAGCGACAAGCAGGCGATCATCAACCTCAACGTGGACAACCTGCCGGAAGGCGCGAAGTTCGTGAAGTTGATCGTCACCATCGGTACTGCGGCCTCCGACATGGGCGCCGTCGTTCTCGGCTTCGATCCGCGCTATTCGCCGGCCAGCAACTACGATGCGGCGACCGTTGACGAAATCGTGAGCGCGTAATCATGCGCGCGATTCGATTTCTCGAAGAGCGCAAAATGGCTGATGGACGGACCTTTGAAAAGGGGTCCGTCCATTTGCTTAATGACGCCAGTGCGCAGCATTTCGTCAAGCGCGATCAGGCCGAGTTCTACACCGAGGTTCAGAGCGATCTGTTCGTCGAGGTAGAACAGGACGAGCCGCCGCAGAACGAAGAGCAGGATCAGGACTCCACCGATGGCGACTCCATGGAAGGTTCCGACGAATCTGTGGAAGAACCGGACGGTTCTGGTGCTGGCGAGCGGACCGAGCCTTTTATCGCTCCTGCCAGCAATCCGACTCCGACTCGCGGACGTCCGCGCGGTCGCCGTCAATAGCACCGGCATTCCGACGACAGACGACTACGGCAGGGTTATCCCTGCCGCAGCGCCATGGGCCGACATGCTCTATGCAGCGGACTCGTCATGGTGGAGCAAGTACCAGCAGGAAGCGCTTTCGTTTCCTGGCCTGAAGGTCACAGCAAGTGACAACGCATTCCCCGCGACGAAGTACCTGCATCCCACCGGGACTGAGGGGTACGATCCGCACCCAGGCTTCATCCGCACTGGCGGCAACAGCGCTTATCAGGCCATGCACGTCGCGGCTCAGGCCGGCGCATCTCGCATTCTTCTCTGTGGCGTCGACCTGCACTCCAATGGCGGGATTCATCACCACGGACGGCACCCGTACCCATTGCGCAATCCTGCCGAAAGCGAATCCATTCTGATGCGCAATCGCTTCAAAACGTTTCCCGCAAAAGAATTAGGCATCGAGGTATTGAATTGCAGCCCCGGCTCAATGCTAGAATGCTTCCCGAAAGTTGAAATTGAGGAGGCGCTGTCGTAATGGACATAAAATTGCCGAACATCGCAAAAGTTACATCACTCCCGAAAGTTGATCGGGATCAATTGCGCGTTGCTCTCGACGAAATGAAGCGCAACATCGAAACGACC